ACGCAGAAAATGTAAATCAAATTTTAAATTATACCCTATCAGTTCTGTTACCGAAGATAAAAAATAAATCAACTCTTGATAACACATCATGGGGAGATTATCCCCCTGTTTATGACGAATAGGGAAATAATAACTCTTATCGCCATCACACGGAGATAATCCGATCCCACAAATTTCATTCTCACCGAAAGGGTCTAAACCATCAGTCTCTACATCTATTACAAATGACGACTCCTTATCTAATTCAGCTATGGCCTGTCTAAACGCTGGTACATTATCTATTAACATCCGCTGTCTTCCCTATATCTCAGAATAATTCCGCTTTTTCCTCGGCACTCTTTTCTTCTAACGAAACAGCTTCAGGCTTGGGGGTATCACCTCCATAGGTAAGTTTAAAATAGCCTTTGACTGTTGGTAAGTCAGCTTTCTCAAGTTCCTTGTCCTTGGGGATTTCAATACTCCTCGCCGTTCCTACAATAGTATATGACGTATCGTACATCCCCGTTCCAGTACGTTTAACTCTCATTACACCAGCATCTAATTTTTGGTTCCAATCATTGTAAACGTCTAATACCTGATTCCAGATATAGTCCGAACGTCCAAACGATAAGGAAACTATTCTAAAGTCGTTAATTTCTTCCTTAAAGGCTTTCTTACCGCCAGCCCCAGTAATTTCCTGCCAATCATCAACTCGTCGTTCTGCATGAATCACTTCATATACATACGCCCAAAAAGCGAATTTATGGGTGGGACGATATCCGTCCGGAACTTTACTGGCGTCCACATCCTTATCGGCTAACAGAGTTGTCCACCGTTGCCCATCCTTAAAAACATATAGATACACTTCATCAAACATTGTATCCCCGTCATCTCCCGTAGCGATAGAAGACATGAAGGCTTGGTCACCGTCCTTAAACCATAGTTCCCGTCTCTGAGGAGCGTTAGAGGACGTTCCGACCCTATTATCTTCTCGTTTAGATTGTATTCGACTAATTCCACTCATGAAAAAATCCTCCTACCATAATTCTCGTTGTTCAATAATATCTGTAAGTATTGCCGAATCTCTTATGTCTTGTACATCTTTATATCCTTTCGGTACTTGAACTACACTCACTATACATCGACTCGATAATCGTGTCAACATTGTTTCGGCAGCTTGTATTCCAGCAGTATCGTTATCTAAGCATAGAACAAGCTCTTTAATCGGCGCATCAATTAATAACTCCTCTTGAATTTTTGATAGGTTGGCTCCCAATAATGCAACTGAGGAATAATTATGCTGATCCAACCACATGGTATCTAAACTTCCTTCAGTAATGCAAAGAAAGTCAGTCTTCCGTAAAAAATTTATTCCAAACAATGTATGTGATTTTTTAAACCCCTTTGAATATAGATATTTTGGAGTTAGATATAACCGTCTACTTATCCATCCCATTAATCTATTATCTTTATTTTTTACTGGGATAATAAGACTGCCCTCATCATCCATCGTACATTCCCATTTACGTAAAGTCTTTTTAGAAAACCCCCTATCCAATATCCATGGGGGTACGAAGCCCGGTTTGAATGGTAAGTCTAATGGTTGAACTTCTTCAGGTAAATCATCTGATGAAGTAACTTCAAATATATCAATGTCGAAGGTTGCGTAACGTTTTTGTAAATATTGTGTTACTTCATCCCACGAAAACTTTAAATAATCCTTTAAAAATAATTTTAAACCGCCTTGTCCGCAACCAACGTGACAAATCCAAACTCCCTTTTCAATATTTATAGATAACGATGGTTGATTATCCGCATGGAAGGGACAGGCGATATTAAATTCAGAATTAGATATAGGAACGTCTATACCGACATCAGCCAGTATACTAGCCCAATCATTTTCCATCTAAACTACCTTTAGAACTTAGAGTTAGTGGCCTTCTTTAGAAAGAATACCATGAAATTTGTATATCCGCAAAAACCACACTTGATTTTGTTTTGTCGCATATCACCCACAGAAATATCTATGCTAGTGTTGCAACTTTTACACGGCTTCTTCTGCCCAATTTTAATCTTTGCTGTATCTATTAAAAACTCGAACATATCTGCCCTCCTTAAAAATCTGGATTTACTTCGTAAATATCTCCAATATTGGGATTCCAATGTACCAACGATGTATCCGCAAATGCTTCGGCATCCCTATATTTTTGATATTGAATTAACCGTCGATCAGATGCATCTTCAACTAAACACATTGATAATACAACATCCGATGCGCGTAGTAAAGCATCCCCGAATGCTACTTGGTCGGCTTGGGGAGGACGGAAAATATCGGCGGCATCTTTAGTAGCTTGCGTAGAAACAAACATACTAATATTCATAGCAGTACAGAGATTCTTCAATCCATAAAATAGGGCATGAGATTCTTCCCACGCCGCTCTCTTTCCTGTGCCACTATTTACAAGATATGCTCCATCGAGAACCACGAACTCAGGCGAGTGTTTCCGAATCAAGGCCGCAATACTTTCTATAGTAATGCTATTTTGACCTGAAATCCTGTCACATATAAAAAGTTGATGTTCATTAATATCATCTAAGAATTTAGAATACTCATCCTCATCAATCATATCACCACTTCGTAATGCCCTATGAGAAATTTCATATCCCAACATTCGAGCAAAAATTACATCGGCTCGTAATGCTATAGCAGATATAGGCATTTCAGTAGATATAAATAAAGTTTTCTTACCACTCATTACAGCAGTAGCCGCCGCAAAAATACAAAACCATGTTTTACCTATTGTAGGTCTTGCAAACAGGGAGATCATTTCTCCCGGCAACCAACCTACGCCCGTATTATTAATAGTATGTAATGGTGTGGTAATACCCAACATCTTATTACCTATGCGTCTAGCTTTATACCGTGCTTTCCATTCCTCCAATCGTCCTATAGAGTCATCACCATAAGAAATAACATCTTCATCATATGCAATTCCAATATCATTTAACCCAGAAGTTATTTTAGAGAAGGCTGTCTTAGGGTCTTCTTGCAATAAAGTCTTTTGAGATTGAAAAACACTAATAATTTCCCTGTATAAAACCTGATTTTTAAATGCGTTAATCGCATACTCCAGATTCACAGTCTGCGCCGAACTATCTAACGTTGGAAAATTCTCCTGAAGAATATGCTCCGATGGTATTTCCCCATATTCATCAAAAAATGAAACGACGAATTTATAAGCGTCTCCATGAATGGCAAAATCTTTCGGGGGATGACGAAACTCCTTTAATGTCTTAGCAGTATCTAAACCAAAAATAATTCCCGACTCAACAAAATCAAAACTTTCCACTATTCCTTACCCTCCGTAGAATATACTATACGATTATCACTAGAATATACAAAACAGGTCATATGACGAACATCATTTCTTTTTGATAAAGCTACTTGTTGGGCTAATGCCAACTTTGTATACACACCATAATTCTGCAACTCCTCACCACCATCCACGATACCTATCACTCTATAGAAATCGGATGGGGTTGTCAAGGTTTTGGAATTACGAATCAATTTTCCTCGTCGTTTACGCCTCTTGCCCATGGAACATCCCCTTAAATTTTCCTTGTAAACTTTGTCGAATTTTATATGCCGAATCCCCCAACTCGAAGGATATTTCTTCCATGGTTAACCCCTCTAATCGTAAAATAAGAAATTGAGTTTCTTGTTTTGTTAATTCTGTATTTTCAATAAGTGTTTTTAAGGTGACCTCATCTTCTAAATTCAAAGAATCGGATAAAGCACGTACAATGTGGAGCGAAGGCATTTCAGTATCTATACGCACCTCATCTAAACTATCTGTAATAAGACGTTTCTGGGCTTTAGAAATTAATGTGCGTAAAACATTAACCATAGCCGTATGTAAATAGGTATGGAATAGAACACCACGATCCGCATTAAAGCCCTTGGCTGCTTTAATAATAGCTATGCGTAATTCCTGTTCTAAATCTTCTTTATCCCATCCATATACAAATGTATTAAATAATAATTTCTGTATTTTAGGTTCCCATTGTTTTATTAAATCATCGTTTATTTTGATTGTCATTTTGCATCTCTTTGCCCCCTTCCATAACATGCTACACTACAATATATGTTATTATAACCGCGTTTGTAATTATAGTCAATATGCCATCGTGAACGATAGAAAGAAACGTGACAAAAAGCACAATTTACTTTTAAATATTTATGTTGGAAATGACATTCTGGGGAACAAAACTGATTACGTTTATAATGAAGTTCTCCACATGCACGACAAGAACGAGATTTTTTTCTGCGGACGCCTTTTGTGGGAATATTATTCCGTTTTAAAATTTTATGGATATATGATCGCGTAACATTAAAATGCGTTCCAATAGCTTGGAGCGTTAATGTCGGATGATTCTGTCGATATTCGATTATATCGGTAATCATC